CACAGAACGCGAACGTCGTGAACGAGGTCGAGGCGCGAGCTCAGGCTACTGCTGCTGCTCAGATGGCTGCGGAGTCGGGGAAGGACGGAGCGAAGATCCTTCTGACCAATGGAGAGGCACGGATTGATTACATCCGGAAGCGGTGGAAGGAAGGCGTCAGCCGTGGGCAGATCACCAAGGAGGTGAATGCCATGAAGACCCCGGGCTCGAAGGACGTGCAGTACCAGATCATCTTCAGCGCCACGAAGGACATCCCTGGTGGCCCTCCGAAGGTGGCGACTGAGACTCAGGCAGTCACCGCTGAGCAGCCGACTGCAGCTGAGTGATCTCGTTCGAAGAACTTCACTGGGTAAGGACGGAGCGCCTCAAGATTAGGGGCGCTCCTCCGACCTTACTCGGCTTCGATCCAGGAGCTACTACAGGTGCCTGTGTGTTCGAAGGTACTAAGCTGACGTATGCTGTACACCTTCCATCAGCCGATCTAAGTCTGGCAGTGACTGCATACACCAGGTTCATTGAAAGGTACTCCACTAACGGCATCGAGGTAGTGATGGAGGACTACAAAGTCTATCCACACTATGCCAAACAACACGTCGGGTCAAATCTTCTTACCCCGCGCCTCATAGGGGCAATTGAGGTCCTCTGCGATCAGCGCGGCATCCCATATCACAAGCAGATGGCGGGAGACCCTAAGCGGTTTGTGACCGATACAAAACTGAAAGAGTGGGGCTTCTATTACACGGGTCTGAAGCACGCTCGTGATGCTATCAGACATGGTTGTTTCTACCTGCTCTTCCCTCCCAAGACTCGTACTAGCGAAGTCATCCAGCGAGTACCAGCAAGTTCAGGCTCACACCATGTAGGATAAAGGACAACCACACATAATGGCACTCAGGAAGCTCAACGGGACGTTCATAGGTTTCTGCGGAGCAGGCGGGACTGGAAAGACAACGACCGCTAAGCTCCTATCCACATCTCTCTGTTGGAGTTACCTACCGAGTGCTAGTCGAGACGTATTTAAGCGCATGGGCTACCAACGAGAAACCGATCAGGACAAGCTAGAACCTTACGAGCGCTGGCTCTTACAGCGTAACATCCAAGTCGCTCATATGACTTCGATGTCGGACTTCTTCGGTCAACGTATGATCACAGATCGTACGCAATTAGACCAGCACGCGTACGCTCTCCAGTACTGCAGTGCCACCTTATCAGCAGCCGACCTTCTGTGGTTGCGTGACCTCGTAGAGAGGGCTCTACAGTTCTACCGGATGATCTTCTACTTCCCTCTGACGACATTCCCCACTAATGACGACTCAATGCGCACCTTAAGAGAGGGCGAGCGGTTAGCCTTTGACTGTATCCTGTATGGGCTGATCAGCATATTCAACGTACCGGTCACGGTTGTTCCGGTACTAACCCCGGAGGAACGTGTTGAATTTATCATGGCCTGTCTAACGAACATACGAAGAGAGACGTAAAAGATGCGATCTCCCTCTCCGGTCAGAAGGCTCCGCCTCTACTTGATTCCCACTCTCGTAAGGCGACCAGGTGTGCCTCAAAATTTTTGGACGGACTATCATTTTGACACTTGATGTTCCCTATGACCTTATGATATAATATGGTATAATTGAAGAACAACCAGAGGTGACCCACATGATAAAGACCAAGACTAAGAATAAGAGGTTCACCATTACCAATGAGGATCTTGGGTTTCTGATCCAGAAGAAGAAGGCCAGATTCAGGGGTGCTTACCTCTCAGAGACAGCAGGTCCAAACTTCAGACCGATTACTTGGGTTGTTAGAGGTGGACAACAGATACCTTACGTTTGTGAGAGTCACACCCACGTAGAGATCAGGAAACTACTGAACCCTTGGGGAACATAACAATGAAGCGGTGCCGAAATGGGCATCTTCTACATGCGAACAACACTGTGTTAGTCACTCACAGTACAAGCGGCAGAACATGGAAGAGGTGCCTAATCTGTCACGCAGCACGTCAAAAGAAGGTGAGGGAGCAACAAAGTCATGTTGATGGAGGAAGAGTGGCCGACATGCCTGAGACAGAGGGAACTCAACTGCGAGCAGATAGTGAACCCAAGGCGGTGGGCTCTTGGGCTTCATTGGTGCAGGAACTGCGCAGACGGTAAGAACTACTACCCGAGCATCCAGATGCACAAAAGTAACGCGGTCCTAATCACCAGCAAGGAGCAAGCGAAGTATGTCGGAGTCCAAACCCCTAGAGACCTCAGCTGAGTCTGAAGTGCAGAAGCCTAATCTCTGCCTAGACTTTGATGGTGTCATCCATCTCTACTCCAAGGGCTGGCAAGATGGAACGATATACGACGGAATGGTGCCTGGCTTTCTTGAGTGGGCAGCAGAGGCTCAGAAGTACTTCAAGCTGGTGATCTACAGCTCTCGATCCTCAACAGATGCTGGTCGCCTAGCGATGGGTAAGTGGCTAGCCATCAAGATGCATGAATGGCTCCTGGATAAGGGAGGAACGCGCCAACCTGTCGAGTTTACTATGTCGGCAGAGAAGCCTGCAGCCTTCCTTACCATTGATGATCGAGCTATTCAGTTTCAAGGCAGGTGGGGTGATAGAGATCTGAAACCAGAGCGATTGATGTACTTCAGACCGTGGAACGATACCCGTCGATGAACATGAACATGAACATGAACATCGTAAGCATCCTGATACTCGGCGTCATCATGATCTTCCTGATATGGAGAACATGACATGAAATTTGCTGCCTTAATAGTGATGCGTCTAGCCGACATGCATCGAGTTCATCCTCAGCAGGACAACTCCCGAGTGTGTCTCAAATGTGGTGAGAGGGTAGGCATTTATCCATCAGGTCAGGCAGCGCTTCGACACAATCCGTCATTAGACATCATATGCTCGCATTGCAATGAGCCTGCTAGTGTAACCGTACTCGCTCCTGGAGCACTGCGCGAGCCTTTCGAGAGCGTACCGGCGAAGAAGGAAGCATGAAGAAGCCTCGTAAGAACTCCCGAGCTGACCTGAACCAGCGGACGTATCGTAGCTGGTACATGATGCTCCAGCGGTGCTACAATCCTGATCATGTCAGCTACAAACAGTATGGCGGGCGTGGGATTAAGGTGCATGCACTTTGGAGGTCTGAATTCTACGAGGCATTGAAACCCGAAGAGAGGCTGCAAGCTGCCTACAGAGCATTTATCAGTCACGCAGGAATTAAACCTACGTGGAGGCATACACTTGACCGGATAAAAGTTGAAGAGCATTACGTTCCGGGAAACGTTCGGTGGGCTACTCCGGCTGTACAAGGAGTCAATAGACGTAACAATCGTTGGGTTAGACACCCTAAGACGGGGGTGCCTATAGTAGCGTCAGATCTAGCTAGGGAGCTGGGCGTCAGCTTCTCAACCTTGCGGCTCAGGATGATGAAGGAGGGCTCCTGGGAGCAGCTTCGTTTTGAATCCCTCCTTGTCAAGGAAACAAGCACATGAGTACTACTGTCAAACCGTTTCGGCCGATGCTGGCATTCGATGCGGACATTAACTACTACAATGCCAACCTCGAGAGAGTAGGCGTTGCCTACTGGGTATCTCCCAAGCTGGATGGCATCAGAGCTATCGTCAGGGACGGCAAGCTGTACTCTCGAACGATGAAGCCAATCCGCAACCAGTACACACAAGAGATATTTGGTCTGTACCAGCTCGAAGGTCTGGATGGCGAGCTAGTCGTAGGGGAGCCGTATGGCGAAGGCGTCTTTGCAAGGACTAGCAGCGGCGTGATGTCAGCAGACGGAGAGCCTGATGTTAGGTACTACGTATTCGATGACATCACGATTCAAGGACGATTCGTCGAAAGGCATAAGAACCTCGCAACCAGACAAAGAAACCTAACAGATACAGGAGTCAACCACCGAGTTGAGCTACTACAGCAGGCGATAGTTGTCGACCCAGACGAGCTGACAAGAGCTGAAGATGCGTACGTCAGCTGGGGATATGAAGGCGTGATCATCCGAGATCCTCACGCACCTTACAAACAGGGGAGGTCGACTCCCAAAGAAGGCTACATGGGGAAGCTCAAACGCTTCAAAGACTCCGAAGCCATCATCGAAGGGTTCGAGGAGCTCATGCACAATGACAATCCTGCCACTACTGACGCGAGAGGGTTTACCACCAGAAGTTCACACAAAGCTGGTCAACGTCCTTCGGGAATGCTTGGAACTCTGCGAGTACGAGACCTTAAAAACGCCTCCTGGGTTTTTGGAGTTGGGAGTGGATTCGACCATGCCCTCAGGAAAGAGATATGGGATAACCATCAAGCTTATTCCGGGAAAATCATTCGGTATCGTTATCTCCCAGTTGGGACGTTAGATGCTCCAAGGCATCCGATCTTCATGGGGTTCAGACATCCGGAGGACATCACATGATGACACCCTACCCCTTCATCATACTAGACAGCAGGATGTCAGTAGCCGATCTGGGCTACCTTCCAGGCTTCTTGTCAGAGCTCAGTCCCAAACCTGTTAAGGAGCAGCTCAATTCAGGTTACAGACAGCAAGGAGGCTGGAGATCGATGAAAGGATTCGGCCTGTCTCCTGCTCCTGACTACCATCTCCTCTATCCAGGAGATCCTCCCTTGAGGCCGTGGGCTCAAGCTGCTCTGAGGGGCGAGATGATACTGGTGTATCCAGGCGACTGGGTATTGATCCTACAGACGGATGGAAGTTTCGAAGTCTCAAGGATGGACTAATAGGCCGACGATATGAGAGAACCTTGGCCACACCAACTGGAGTTTGTCGATTGGGCTACTAAGGTAGCTCGAGGACGACTATTATGCGCAGATGACATGGGGCTCGGCAAAACTGGATCAGTATACCTTGCGTGGAAACAACTCGGCTTCCCAACTCCATGTATCATTCTGGCAGGCGTCAATGCTCAGATGGCTTGGATCAATCAAGCTAAAGACTGGGGATGCAGACCTCCGATGCGCATCTACGGTAGCGCTGCACAACGTAATGCACTGTGGAGCAAGCAAAATAGCTCTAGCTTTGTCATCGTCACGCGAGAGTCACTCAGGAACGACATATTCACAGGTCTAGTAGACCCGCATATCTTCAGGTGCGTGATCAGTGACGAGGCTCATAAGGATTCGAACCGCAAGACCAAGAACTTCAAACAGCTGAAAAGCCTAGCCTTTGGTGCCACTTACGTCTTTCTGACATCAGGTAGCGCTATGCGTAAGGGACCTCCAGGCATTTGGGGTCTTCTGAACATACTAAGCCGATCAAGATATCCCAGCTACTGGAAGTTCGTAGATCAGTACTGCATCGTAGACAGAGAAGGAGATTATGGCTGGGAGATCATAGGCACTAAGGACGAAGCCAAGTTCAAAGCAGACATGGCGAGGATCATGATTGCTCGGACTAAAAAGGAGGTACGTCCTAATATGCCTCCGAAGGTTCGCGATCTGGATAGCAACGTCCTACAGATGAGCCTCCCACAGCGTAGGCTGTACTCAAAGCTGGCTCGTGACATGATGGCAGAACTTCCCTCTAACGGAGTGCTAGTAGCGCAAAATGTGCTTACACAGATCATCAGACTGCGCCAAGTGCTCCTCTGCCCTAAGATCCTTGATCCGGAGTTCGAGTATGGGGCGAGTATCGAAAGGCTCGTTGAGCTTCTCGATGAAGCGACAGATCAACATATGGTCGTCTTCAGTCCGTTTACATCGGCCTTGCCTTTTATACGTCGCCGCCTCATTGAGGCTGGATTCGCCGATCGATCTATCATTCAGCTCTCCGGCGGATTGTCCTTTACGGAACTCATGCAACGAGTTGCTCACTTCAGGGAAGTACGTGGCATTGCTCTATGCAGCATACGATATGCTGAATCATTTGACCTCACACCGGCCACTTGGGGTGTGTTCGTTGGATACGAATGGGATGCCTGGGACAATCTGCAGGCTGAAGATAGACTTCACCGGGGGGAAATCACAGACCCGATTAGTCTATACTACATACGGCATGAGTATGGAGTGGACTCGGAACTGATGCTTCCTGCTCTAGACACGAAGGTGAACAATGCCCTCAGCTTCCTCACCAACATCGACGCCGTCAGAAGAGCCCTCACAGCAGTCAAATGAAGCAGTGGAGGCTAACCAACGTATCGAGAAACTGTGGCTTGAAGGTAAGATCTCGTTCACAGCTTTCGACTGGTGGTTGAGAACGATATGCGGTGTTTAGTCTGCTCATTGTATGGGCAGTACTTGTCCTCATTGGCTTTGTGTCTCCCAGACAAAACCAAAGCGACATAAGTGACGAGGACGAACTATGATGGCGTGGCAGGTTTGCGGGCCTGGGTCTTACAGCCAAATGGTCTGTCGGTTCAATTCCGACACACGCCCCCATATGTTACTACCATTGCAAATTATTTTGTGGTCGACTATCATTTGGACACTTGATTCCCCCTAGTGCTTTATGATATAATGTTGTCATAGAAAGGCAGCCAGGGGCTCTATAGGTCATGGACGATGACTTTCATTTCTATGAGCCGGAAGATCTTGTTCCTGATTACTTGCCTAGCCTCACAACTCCGGATAGAGTGGCGATTATACGTCAGTCTGATCGGAGCTCATTCAGACGTTGTAGGCGCAAGTTCAATTGGTGGTACATACATCGTAACAACCTGACTATGAAAGAGCCTCCAGGTTACTTCTGGTTTGGGACGGGCTTTCACTTCGCACTTGAGGACTATCACGGCTACAGAAGGTTTGCTAGCCCAGCCGACGCCTTCATGGCATACGTTGATGCGACTAAGCGTACACCTAGCTATCCTCCTCCTTCAGACGTGAACGAGCTCGTTGAGCTAGGGCAATCAATGCTCGGTTACTACGAGGAATGGCTTGACTTTCGCGGCAGCCTAGAGACGTTGTACATCGATGGCGTACCTCAGGTCGAAGTCAATTTCCAGATTCCTATCCCGCTGCCTACTGAGCTTCTCAATCAATATGGCTTTGATCGTGCTGTATATTGTGGCACTATTGATCGCGTGGTGGTTGATGAGCTTGGTCGTATATGGCCCGGAGATTACAAGACTGCCAAGCAGATCAGCACAGCACATCTTGATACAGACCCCCAGATCTCATCCTATTGTTGGGCAGCACAGCACATCTACAACATGCCTGTAGCTGGCTTCTTCTATATGCAGTTCAAGAAAGTCATTCCTCACGAGCCGGCATTCTTGAAATCTACCGGCACATTCTCAGTGGCAAAGAACCAGATCACCACTTACGCCTTGTACAAGAAGGCCCTCATGAATATGTACGAGTCCACTGATAGGGCTCCATTACCTAATCGGCAGTTTCTTGACTATCTGCAAGGTCAGGAGAACGAGAGGGCTGATAGCTTCATCGGGTTCGCAACTACCGAACGTAACCAGAATCAGATCGAGGCTGAGGGGTTGAAGATACTAGCCGAGACGACCGAAATGTTAAATCCGGACCTGCCGCTGTATCCCAATCCCACTCGAGATTGTTCATGGGACTGTGGATTTCGGACAGCTTGTCTGCACCTAGACAGCGGCCTTGATTGGCAACATGAGCTCGAGATGAGCGCTCAAGACCGTGAAGAGGAAAACACAGCATGGCGTCAGAGAGTGAAGTATCCGGAGACCGAGCTATATCTTCCACAACAACGACAGAGGCGAATCCTACGACGTCCTCCACCACGACGGCGACTAGCACTAGTCAATCCGCCCTAAGAGAAGGAGCTAACGTACGAGCAGCGGGCGGTACTCAGGTATCAACAACAGCTCCACCTAGTACCAAACAAGGTGCACCAGCTAACCAGACTGCTAACCTAGCTACAGCAGCAATCACTCAACCTGGAGGAACACCTGCAGCACCTGCATTTATCATTCCTACCAAGAAAGCTCCTCTGCCATACATCAAAAGTCTGTTCTACGGGGAGTACGGTGCAGGGAAGACTTACCTCTGTGGTACAAGCGTAAGCGTTCCAGAGATGAACGATGTATTGATGATCAGCGCTGAAGGAGGTGATCTCACACTGCACGATCCAGAAGGTGTGCATGACTTTGAGAAGATCGACGTTGTTAAGGCCTTCGACTATAAGACCGTTGCCCGCATCTACGACTTTCTGAAGGCTCATTGCAGTCTGCGCGACAACATCGACCTCGAGAGCACCCAACGCCTCAAGAGGCTTCAGAAGATCGTCATGCCCGATATGGAAGAAGACGAACGCATCAGACGATATCGAACTGTCATCCTGGACTCACTGACTGAGACTGAAGTGTACTGCATGAACCAGTTGACGGGAGTCACAAACGATACTAGGATGGACGAAGAGGTGACACCTGCTGAGTGGGCACAGTATCGCCAACAGCATACGATGATCCAACGTCTGATCCGCAACTTCCGAAACCTTCCTATGCATGTCATGTTCACAGCAGCGAGAGGATACATCCAGGACGAACAGAAGCGTCAGCTATTCAGCCCAATGATGACAGGGAAGTTGTCAAGCCTAATCCAAGGCTTTATGGATGTGGTTGGCTATCTTGTTCTCGGGCAAGCAGAAACGGACGACACGCCTGCGCCGCGGAGGTTATACGTCCGTCCCAACACTCGCTACGCAGCGAAGTGTCGGTTAACACCCTTCCGCGGCAACTACTTCGACAACCCAACTATGGGGGACATTCTCCTGAGGACGGGCCTGTTGAAGAAGACGACGGCTGCAACTACAACAACAACTACAACAACAAGAGTAGCTGCAGAGTAACTGGCTAACTTCATCAACACCTAAAGCTAGGCCTTAACGGCGCTAGAAAGAGGAGAATAACATGAGTGGTACGTTTGAAGAGGACCGGTTTGGGATGGAGACGGAGGATTCCGGCGACACCCTATACGTGTCCATGGGAGAAGTCGACGATTCCGGCTTTAAGCCGGTAGCTCGAGGCCTCTACGACGTGGCTCTGGCTCAGCTGGACTTCGGCTTCAGTCAGCGCTCCAACAACCCAATGTGGACGTGGGTGTGGGAGGTGGAAGAGGGAGAGCATGCAGGTCGCAAGTTCTTCTATCACACGGTCTTCAATGAGCAGGGGATGCCAAGAGTCAAGCGGACTCTTGCTCGGATCAAGACTGACGATGGCTACGAGGCAGAGCTCCTTGCTGCTCCACGTTTCTCTCCTGAGAACGTGGCTAACGAAGGACGTCTGCTAGGGGCACGTGCTCGTCTGCGGATTGACATTCGTAAGTACGAGGGTCAGAACCGCAACAACGTGAGGGATGTCCTCCCTCCACAGGCCACAGGCTCTGAGTCGGGCGGCTTCGCCGGCGTCTAGACAACCACGCAACTGGAGCAGTCGAAAGATACCTCGGCTGCTCCTTCTTTTTACCTGATCAGGTGACAAAATGATGACAACAGCACACGTAGCGCGTCGTACGTATGTTCTTCATAGTGGGGGTGTTGATAGCTCCACAGCACTTGCTAAGGCGATCCGTGATACGGACGCGTTTGATGAGGTCATCTCCGTCTCAATTAACTATGGTCAGAGACACCTGAAGGAGATTGACTATGCCAATCAGCTGGCTGAGCATCTAGGCATAGAGCGTCTTATCGTTGATATGTCTAGACCTCCAAAAAGCATGCTCACGGACTCTCACGCACCTATCCCCGAGACCTCATACGACAAGATCGAGGGGATGTCTCCCACTTACGTCCCTTTCAGGAATGGACAGCTACTCTCAAGGGTCGCCGGTATTGCTCAAGGGTGGATCCTGAGAGGCAATACAGATTCAGATAGTGGACCACGAGAAGCTACGATCTGGTTTGGAGCCCACGCTGAAGATGCACATAACTGGGCATATCCAGATTGTACGCCGGAATTCATTGGCGCGATGGCTAACGCCATCTACATTGGCACGTACTTCAAAGTACGGCTGGTAGCTCCATTCATGCACTACAGTAAAGCCCAGATTGTTAAGGAGGGCTTCGGTCTAGCTGTGCCGTACGAGATGACGTGGTCGTGTTACAAAGGAGAAGAGCTGCATTGCGGCAAATGTCCTACATGCATTGCTCGCAAGGAAGCCTTCGTCAACTCAGGCGTCTACGATCCCACAAGGTATGCAGCGTGAGCCCTTCACAGGTACAGGAGCAGGAGCAAGAGATGACACCAGAACAAGAACCACTACTGCAGTTCTTCGGCTACGAACATCTGCCCGATAATCTTCAAACCGTCTCTCAACGGTTCCACGATCTGGCACACGATCTTGTGAACATCCTACCCAGGAACCCAGAGCGAACAGTAGCACTACGCAAGCTGCTAGAGGCGAAAGACTGTGCAGTGAGGGCAAGACTCTACCAGTAGCAGCAAGGGGAGGAAGCGCAATGTCGTTTAGCATCAGGCGTACTATTGAGATCGACATGGGGCATCGTGTGCCAACACATGGCTCAAAGTGCTGGAACCTTCACGGCCATCGATACGTGATTGAAGCAGAAGTCAGGTCTCTCAAGCTACAGACTAAAGGCGTCGAGACTGGGATGGTGGTAGACTTCGGCTTCCTGAAGCAGTTCATGATGTCACAGATCCATGACTTCGGTGATCACGGTCTATGCCTGTGGGTCAAGGACGACTTGCTGACCAGCTTTCTTGACAAGTTCGAGATAGAAAAGGTCACAAAGGTCTGCGAGAATGAAGGGTGGTGCTTCATTCCCGAGGACAAACAGCGTGGTCAGTTCAAGCTGCTAGTGGTTCCATTCGTTCCAACTGCTGAGCACTTAGCGGAGTTCTGGTTCTCACGGCTAAGGATTCCCATCGAACAGCACGACCCTAATCTCAAACTCACCCGACTGTATGTATGGGAGACGCCTAACAGCGTAGCCATCTTCCCTTCTCACTCGTACGTCTCGGTGCCGACTGGTGGTGCAGGAGGAGCAAGTGCCGGATAAACTCCTCGTGTCCGAGATATTCGGACCTACAATCCAAGGAGAGGGTGCCCTCATCGGGCAAACCAGTCACTTCATCAGATTCGCAGGATGCTCCTATCGATGCTCCTGGTGTGACAGCATGCACGCTGTGGACCCGGATCTCATACACAACACTGCCAAACGGATGGACGAAGACGAGATCATAAGCAGCGTCCACGAACTTGGAGGTTCCCAAAGTGCCCAATGGGTCACCTTAAGCGGTGGCGATCCTCTGCACTGGGATCTCAAGAGACTCACCCTCATGATCGGCATGGATCTTCGACTTCAGATAGCGGTGGAGACACAGGGAGCTTACTTCAACCCTTGGCTGAAGTACTGTGATCTGGTCACCTGTTCTCCTAAGCCCCCTTCGTCTGGTATGTCTAGCAGGACAGACTATACAATCCTCGATCAGTTCGCCGATCTGTACAGCAAGATAGCCTTCAAGGTAGTTGTGTTTGACGAGGACGACCTTGAGTTCGCCGTGAGCATCCACATGCGTTATCCTGGAGTACCGTTCTATATCTCATGCGGTACCGAAGTGCATGCAGAAGGCCGATCACCTTTCCTCATGACCACCGAGATCATGGAGCGCTATAGGTGGCTCACAGAACAAACTATAGGAAAGTCAGAGCTAACTGACGTAACAGTTCTTCCGCAGCTGCATGCTATGCTCTGGGGTAACATGAAAGGGAAGTAACGTATCATGGACGACTACAGAGTAACGAATGACGGAAGAGCCGAATACTACGATCCTGAAATACACATCAGATACCTACTGGAGTACGTATTCGGTCCTAACCTCGGTGCTGAAGCGTACAGTAAAACTCCTAGCAGATTGCTCCGGTATCTGTACGAGTTCAACCAGCCATGTGATGCTGCCGAAGTCTTAGGTGATCTATTCGACGGACCGCTCGCTGAAGGCATCCACGGCTTGGTCGTCCAATCTAACATCCCGTTTAGGATGATGTGTGAACATCACCTACTCCCTGCTACAGGTAGTGCCTTCCTAGGGTACATCCCAGATGGTAAGGTCGTAGGGCTCAGCAAACTAGCTCGCCTAGTGGACGCAATCAGTCTCAGTAAGCCTAGCATGCAGGAGCGTATATGCGAGACGATAGCGGATACACTCAACACGCATACCCGCGCCAAAGGGGTCATCTGCGTAATCGACTCGATGCACACCTGCATGGCGTGCCGAGGTATCAACACACCCGAGATAATTTCCACTACATCCTGCGTCCGTGGCGTGTTCAGAGATGTACCAGCAGCCCGATCGGAGTTCTTCAGCATCATCAATCGGTCAAGGAGATGACCGATGGCAAATCGTCGTGAGCTTGTAGACATCTCTGGTGAGCTGTGTGCTCCATACGAGACAGATAGAGCATACCACTTCTACGACGGAAACAAGGAGGTCTGGCTGCCTAAGAGCCAATGCGAGTGGGACGACAGGGCTAAGGTGATGACGATGCCCGAATGGCTCGCTATGGAGAAGGAGCTAATCTAAACACCATGACCCAGTTTGCACCAGTAGCACCACCACAAGTACTACGCGCACTTCGCGAGATGGGTGAGCATGTCGTCGGTCGATACCATCTTCTTCTCGCTCATGACGTCGTTGATCACCCACACCTGTATAAGGACCTTCTCCCGCCAGGATCCTTTATTGTCATGGACAATAGTATCATTGAGCTTGGCTATCCTGTTGATGCTCGAACTATGCGTAGGGCTCTAGAGATAGTTCCGTCCCAAGTGGTGGTCCTGCCTGACATGATACGTGAGTTCGACCAGACTCTCGAGCTCAGCTTCATGGCGGCAGATCAGTACCACGAGTTCATTGACTTCAACAAGACGATGTATATGGCTGTTCCACAGGGCCAAACTCTCGCCGAGCTGCAGAAGAGCGCACAAGAGCTACGATACATCGAGGGAGTAGGATGTTGGGGAGTCCCAAGGCATATCACAGAACTACTAGGGAGTCGCCTAGAATTCACCAAGTGGATCTGGGATGACTTCGATATGCACCTAGCCTATCGACGTCACGGTCCATTCATCCACCTACTCGGCTTCAGCGACGACATGGAGGATGATCTCGCCTGTTGTAGACTGCCAGGAGTAATGGGGATTGACTCAGCTGTGCCTCTGAGGATGGGTCAACACAGACAGATGATCAACAGACACCAGAAGACACATGTCCCCAGAAGTGATTGGTGGGAGAACGCGACATCCCACATTTACCCAGAGACGCTGGCCAATCTCGGTCTGGTAAGGGGATGGCTTCAGTTCGAGAAGCAAGCTCCAGGCAGAGTACCAGGTAAACAACTACTGTAACCAACTACCTTCTTTTCACCCCCGGGAAGGCGGAATCGTTCTCTTAGGAGAACGAAAACGCGTCCTCGGGTGGAAGAAACAGGTTAGTGAGTAACCACCCTAACTCTAAAGGAGGAGAACGGAATGCGGCTAGCAGGGCCACCAATAGTCCATGCAACAGAAAGACTAGCTTGTCCTAATTGTCCATACGGAGGGCCGAAAGTAGGCTCACGTGGCAATCCAGAAGCACCTATCGTGTTCGTAGGTGAGGCTCCAGGGATCCAAGAGATCCAGCATAAGATTCCTCTAGTGGGACCGAGCGGGGAAGTGTTCTGGAAGACTCTAGCGAGGGAGATGCCAGAATGGGATCCAGACAACGTACTGATTCTGAACGCTTGTCAGTGCCTACCTCCTCAGGAGAAGGATACACAGAAAAGACTCGCCATCGTCCTAAGAGCCACTCAAGCTTGCTCTATGCGATTGAGAAGTCAGGTACAACAATTCCCCCGCCGTTTAGTAGTTGCGATGGGGAACTTTGCATTACGCTCGTTGACTGGGAATTATGGTTACAAGATCACGCAAATACGTGGGCAGCTCTTATCAAGCGACCTAGCATCGAATGGCTTACTGCCTGTTATCCACCCGGCTGCGCTCCTGAGGGGTACTGGAAACTATCGACTGTTCAAAGAGGACATTCGCTACGCCTCGTCATTATTGGCAGGTGGACCTCGCAAGAAAGAAGTGACGCCAAGATGGCTCGTGCTCAGAAACAGGTACCAAGTATCTCAACTGTGTAACCTGTTGAAAGATAACGATTTTATCGCGTGCGATACTGAGACAGGGGGCTTCAATCACCTGACAGATGAGATACTAGCTGTAGGTCTATGTGCAAGTCCTGAACTAGTATACATCGTTCCAGGTGAGCTCACCAAACATCTCATGCCGTTATTCCAGCAGTCCGGACCTAGATTCATCTGGCATAACGGTAAGTTCGACATGCGGTTCATGAGGCGAGAAATACCGGAGGCTAGGTGCGATGATGACACGATGCTTATGTCTTACACAATTGACGAGCAAGGTGGAATCCACGATCTCGAGCAGATCGGGAACGATATCCTCGGGGCTCCAGACTACAAACGCATGCTTAAGCCCTGGCTGCCCAATCGAAAAACTAGCTTCCGTGTTATTCCCAGGCCAGTCTTGTACCATTACCTTGCACTCGATACAAGCAATACCCTCCAGATCTTCAGAGTCTTTAGACCTCGAGTGGCTGCTGACGCTAACATGGAAAAGCTCTATACCAAGACCTTGATGCCAGCTAGCGAGTTCCTATATCAGGTCGAGACTCGAGGTTTGATGGTCTGCCAGAATAGGGTACAGCATCAGTCGAAAGTATTGCAGCGCGAGATCGATCATGCCTATATCCAGATGCAGCAGACAGCGAGAGCTAGCGGCCTCATTGGTGAGATTAACCCGAACAGCCCCAAGCAGCTTGCACATCTGTTCTGGGATAGGCTGAAGCTCAAGCCGCCTAAGCCTAATGACAGATCGACTCGACGGGAAGTACTTGATGCTCTGCCTAAGCATCCTGCAGTACTAGCCTTACTAGGGTTTCGCAAGGCTGCTAAGGCAAAGAGCACGTACGTGACCTCGCTAGAAAGGAATGTGAACGTTGATGGTCGTGTGCACCCTACGTTTCTTATACACGGTACCCGCACTGGAAGGCTATCTAGTCGGGGACCCAATATGCAAAATATCCCCCGAGGTACCAGTATCAGGGGGATGTATATGGCGCCACCGGGCCATGTATTCATCAAGGCAGATCTCAACCAAGCCGAGCTCCGAAGTCTCGCGATACTTTCGGGGGACGATTACTTGCTTGGCGTATACGCACCAGGCAGCAAGAGAAAGCTTCATTGGGAGACTGCAGAAGAGTTCTACCCAGGGTGGCTCTCACGAGGACGAGACAAGACCTACGAAGGATACGAGCAAATAATCCGAGCGAAGGCAGTTAACTTCGGCATCGTGTATGGACGACAGGCGCCTAGCATCGCTGAGGAGTTCAGGATCGCTTTGCCTGTAGCTCAGTCATTCATTGACAAGTGGGCTAGCCGATCTCCTAAGGCGTGGGACTTCATGACTAAGTGTCGTAATGCACCTATCAAAGGACAGAACCTGGTAACTATGTTTGGACGACGAAAGCGACATTGGCTAGTGACGAGGGAGAATGTATCGAACCTTCAGAACGAGGCCAGTAACTTCCCGCATCAATCAATGTCCCATGACATCTGCTTGCATGGTGGTATAAAGGCAACACCACTACTCAGACCCTACGGCGTGTACCCTTGCAATGAAGTACACGACGAAGTAATGTTCGAATGTCCAGACATCCCAGAGCTGATAAGTTTCGCCAAGTACGTGATCACTAAGTGCATGGAATCGATAGCGCCATCCTGGGGTCTAACCGAGATACCTTTTCTTGCCGAGGCAGATGTAGGACGACGCTGGAACATATACCGCAATCCGAAGGAGTTTCCCTATGACTATGTTCCTCCTGCCAATCATGCAGACGAATGGTGGGTCCCAAGCACCGCCGTGCTTGATGCGATCAGAACTAGCCGTCGCAACCTTGAACTATTGGTACGTAAGCCGATCGTGCCTCCACCCGGAGATGGAATGGGAACGGCCGACAGTTACCAGGGTGTTGACAGAGATCGTGCTGACGAAGACTGGGCCGATTATGACTCCGAGGCTGTATGGGGCCCTCTGCCACCTTCAGAACTTGATCGTAATGACATCTCACCATAGCAGTGCGGCGTGAAGTAGAAGGAAGGAAAAAGAGGGGAGCTCAGATCTGACCTGAACTCCCCTTAAGTTGTAGCACGTCAATAGGCCTAGGAGGTGGCCAGGCCTACTGTAACCCTACCGGGGAGGAAACGGGCCTGTAGGGCTACTCTGAGAGGGTCACATCACGTGAGGACCCATAACCAACCATCACCTGTAGCTACGGCAGGAGCTACTAAGTTCGGCCGAACTGATGATCTGCTTGTAACTCTAGACCTGATGCTTACATGCTCAATTATTGATGCTCGTACAGACGACCTGTCTGTTACTCTAGCAGTAATAGGAAGATTACCAGCGATGGACACCCACTCTTCAATACTAACCTGCGTGACCTGTGCATAAGGAGTTGGAACGACCCATTCTTCTGTACTAACCTGTGTAACGAATGCTCTAGTGGCAGGGACAACTAGAAGAGGACGAACCGCTGATCTGCTCGACACCCTTGCACTAAGGTGGATGATCCCGGTAACGCCAGTTACGTTAGACCGGACTACTGACTTGCTTGATACTCTCGCAGTAAGACCAACTCCAAGAGGGGTGTAGCCCTTCTCGGGTACTACACCAACATCTGAAATGTTGTATGTGCCACTACCGTTGTCTGCTAGTACTACAGAGCCTATACCTGCTCTTGACGCAGAGAGGACAAAGTCTACCTTACGAGGTGGGGTAGGAGTGGCTACGAGTGATCGAGCTGCAGATCTACTTGATACTCTAGCGGTAAGGTTGATGAAGGGGGAGGCTGCTGAGCTAGTCCACTCTTCGATAGCAACCTGAGTGACCTGGGCAAGAGCAACGGGAACAACCCATTCCTCTACACTTACCTGCGTGGCTCGTTCTGCAGTAGTAACGCTTTCTGGGACTACACCTGTATCGACGACGTTAAATGTACCACCACTGGCCGCTGTTACTACAACAGAAGTGATGCCTGCTCTTGACGCTGAAAGAACAGGACTCTTCTGACCTGCTGGAACTGCAGGAGGTAACTCAGTAGTAGTACCGGTATCAGCTAGGTTAAATGACCCTCCGCCGGCTATCTCTGTAAGTAGTACAGAGCCTATGCCCGCTCTTGATGCGGAGATGGAGTAGCTGCGGGACATTCAGTTCGGTTCGGGTTACATCAGGTGATTGTAATAACCGGATTGACGTAGACTGTAGTACTAACCTTCCCAAGACGAACCAATCCGCGTACGCGACCGGCAACTAACGGAGTGAAGGTAACCTGAAGGTGCTGTTTAACTGGAGTGGCAGGAGAGCTATTCCAGGTCGCGGTAGAAGTAGGGACGGCGGCTGTTGCAGTAAGAGGGGATGCTAGACTGCTTACGAAGCTAGCCAAAGACGACCCGCTTGTCCCCTCATACTCCAGCAGTAGAGTAATGTCATTGTTGTTCAGACTCGCACTTGAGATGATCTCAACGGTCGCAGTACGAGCGCTTCCAATGAGTGTATTGTTCACATCCATCCAGAAGCCCTCGAGCGGCATTGCATACATATCGCTGCGCGCACTGGAGATCATCTTGTGAGAGAACGTGCCTACGTTATCCTGTGCACCTCCTGTTAGTGTGATCGTGAACTCTGTTGTGACGTCGCCAGCCGGAGTATGACGCTCAGCAAGGAAGTTAGTACCGTCATAGCAGTTGACTAGTTCGATCTCGTCAGAGCTATTGGCATAGGCAGCAGTACCTAATCGTACAACAGCCGAATTGATCCTACAGCTATCGAACAACGCTTTTGTGGCGTTACTACCACCGCTGCCGTAGCATAGTGTCGTGTTAACAGCGCTGAAATCTACACCTCTGCAAGTAAAGGTCCCCATCAAGTTGGTGCTGGAGTTAAACAGAATTGTCGGTACAGTACCAGGTATAGCAGCAGGAGTATTGATCCAGAGGAAATCGAATGGGTAGCTAGAAGGAGCAAAATGCTGACCTGCATTGTTGAATGACACTGTAGTGTTATCGAAGGTGACTTTTGTTGGGTTATTCGTACCAAGAAAGGCATTGGTAGTGCTAGTAGTGAATACGAAGGCGCAGTTCCTAAAGTAATGTGTCTTGTAGTTGCTGTTGCCAAAGGTTATATTTCCTCCAGCGCCACCTAGAGTAATAGTCACACCCTGCCATAGCAAGTTGCAGAGATTGTCTAACGTCAGACTGTTCGTAGCAACAATAGCAGCTCCAGATAGGGCGTCAGCAGCGACTGGTGGTACAGAACCAGCTCGGTTGACCGAAATGAGTTGGATGACGCCATAACTTGCACTGTTAGGAATTTGGTAGATAGGAGTAGTAGGAGTTTCAGTATGGTCACTACTAAGGAACATCCTGTCTCCGACTACTACTCGACTACCTCCAGCTCCGTTGCTAGATATGGCATAGATGTTGCCAGAAGGGGCTGACCATCCATAAGTGGACTGTCCACTGACGTTAGTAAACGTCGCTCCTCCAGTAGTAACGGTGTTGTTGTTAGATGCTGCACTGATCCAGCTCGGCTCTGCACCTGCTGTTCCAGCTGTAGTGCAGCGAAATGCATGCTGCGCATTAAACGAAGGTGCCGTCAGAGGTCGGACGATCTGACCAACAGTGTATACACCACTAACAGCGAACTGCGCTATAGCAGTCCAAGCTGCACTTGAAACATACCAGTCTGCCATTGCTTAACTCACTACCAGAGGTCCGACGTTGATACTGTCCACAGCTGCTTGAGTCCAGGCCGAGCCCGTATTCGGGTTAGTAAGATCGTTACGCCACGTCCACTGCCAACCCGATGCACTAAGCGAGAGTGTAGGAGTAGCGACAGTTGTAGCCCCACTCTTAAGCTGAACTGATGCAGTACGGCCTCCTGCATCACTCTTCTGCATGTAGCCTCTGGTGGTAACTGCAACAACGCTAGCTGGAGCTATACCTATACTAGCTAATCCATAGAAGTCTGCGTCGCCAGGATTAGAGTCGTAGACGTAGGTAGCAGAACCATCCTGCTGAGGATCTGCTACGCAACCAGAGTTAGTCGACGTTATGTTCATACCGAAACTGCCGATAAACATTCCAGCTGATGTGAATCCTACTCCGGTAGAAGGAAAGGATGTTGTGTAAGTTAGATTCAGGAAAGAACCAGAAAGAGCATTACTGGCGGCAGCTGTAATAGAGATATCAGACCATAGTGCTACGTTGTAAGTCGTCCCTCGTAATATGTTAGGTCCTCCAGTGACAGGAAACGTAAGAAGTCCTGATCCTGGATTGACGAGCTCTGACGAGACGGCTAGTAATGCTCCTGGACCACCTCCTGATCCGGCACTATCGTAGAGTGCCATCTTAACGTGTCCAGTCACTCCAGCACTGGAGTTAAAAGACAAACTCGCTAGCTGGCCTCCCATTGTCGCTAAGGTAGGAGCGAATCGTATAACGTTCGCTGCTAATGCACCGCTCGAGCCCCCAGGAAACGCCAGCGACAAGACACTAGTAGGCGTTCTCGAGAACTGTACACTTACGTCGCTCGCGGGCATCCTAACATAACAGCGGACATCACCCATCCACGGCACGCTAGAAGCATCGGAGCGCCAGATGAGGTCGTCAAGATTGTGAGAAGCGACACCGTTGTAGGAATTGACAGCCATACGGTTTGCGTAGTTGTTTGCTGTCCCACCTCGAGTGTTCAGTCCTGTTGCTGTAAAGTCAGCCGATGTATTACCGTTCTTACGAACCGTAAACGATCCTACTGTATTACTGATCACTACCTCAAACTCAAACCCGTACCAGAAGTTCACAACTGTTACGGCTCCAGTATAAGTAGCTAGAACGGTTCCTGCTGGATTGCCTGACGTTAGTAGGATCGCACCGTCCTGACGAAAACAGATTGAGCATTGAGCTGTAGTACCATCCTGTAACTGGAAGTTGATGCCTATGTTAGTTCCAGACAGCGCTGATGTCTGCCGGAAAGAGCATACAACATGATGCACGGAGTCGTTCACGCCACTAGACTTACCGAACCACATTGTGCCAGTATTGCCAGCGGAGATATTGACATATTGACTAGTACCGAAACGTCCAGGAGTGCCCATAGTAAAGAACCCCGTCGACACTCCTGAGTCCCAGTAGTTATTCATGTCAGCATTAGCTGCGTAGAGGTCAAAACTGTCGGCAAAGAAGTATGCCACAGCCGGTCTCCTTATGCGAGTGATAGGATTAGGCTGCCTGGAGTACCGCCTGTCAGTGTAGGTGCCTGCCCAGAGGATACAGCCACAGGAGATATCTTTCGAATCGATCCATTGCCCGATCCGGTAGTGTTTACCCCTACGTTGAATGTATCGGTTGTAACACCTGCTACCGTTAGAGTTCCAGCCCAAGATCCTCCTGTAGTAGGAAGTACCCCTCCATACTCGGCCGTCACAATTACCGAGTCGGCATTTGCGAACCCGTGTGCAGGAGATACTAGTACGCCTGGACTAGCCAGGTTGCAAGTAAAGGGTAGCCATGTGAAGTTCCCCAAATAGTCCCACCATAATAGGTTGCCGGCAGAGCTCGCATCAAAGCCACCTAGACCTAGGATCGTTCCCCAGCCAGCGCTAGCGGTCGGAAAGACAAGATCGTTCAGGTTAGAGGTAATGGCAGGAGCAGATCCGCTACTGGCATTCCAGTTCGCGCCGCTCGTTGTAACACGGGCATAAGCCCCACCGCTAACCTCCGTAAAGCCAGTTCCTGCATCCGTACCTACAGCAGTAAACAGGCCTACCGAGACTACTGGGGCACTCCCAATAGCTGTCTTTCCAGTAGAGTGATCCTGGATCTTTCTAGCCCAGTAGTCTGTATATCCGGTCATAGCTTGTTACCTCAGACCTTCCAGAGAGAAGCTGAACCCTAAGAACGTTGTGTCAGGAGTAGTAGGGGCTACTACAGATAGCTCATCACCTGCAATAAGGTTCAAAGCTAACCCTCCTACCGTAGTGAACGTAGCTACGTTGCGCCCTGAGGTGCTCGCAGCATATGTGATAGTCCCTACATTAGAACCGTTCTGGCGAACAGAGAGGTTAACTGTAGATGCCGCAGCTGTAGTATCTACATCACCGCGGCTGCCGCTAAAGTTAGCAGGGAACTGAACGTTGAAGCCTATGGGGAGACTGAATAGGATCTCGCTGGCTAAGGGCTTCCTCGCCTGCAAGCTGTAGTAAGGAGAGAACTTGTTGGTGTACGAAGGAGCCGAGCCAGAGTTCACTACAGAGCTTGTAGACCAAGCACTCATCGCTAGACCGTTAGTACTTACTGCTCTAACACGACCCTGATAGTTTGTACTAGGTGTAGCAGGAGAGAACTGGAAATAGGTAGCAGTAGGACCAGTAGTATTATCTGCTGCCGTCCAAGTCGTCCCGCCATCACCAGATATCTGCACCTCATAACTTCCTAGAGACGGACCAGTAGATCCAGTCCAGCTTAGGTTCATCGCTAGCCAAGAAGTACCGTCAGACTGAGTGACATGAGACGCAGTCAGAGTAGCAGCTGTAGGAGGATTGATCGTGTAAGCTACGCCTGCTGGAGTGTACACGTAGTCTACGACGGTGGAGATGTCCTGTGTATTCAGACCGAACGTATTGAAGCTAGTCAGCTTGACGTGGATTGGAACGCCTATCCACTGGCTTGGGAGATTGAACTTCAGGACCACGCCAGGATCGATGCGTGAGAACACGGCCCCACTAACGTGAGCTGCATTCGCAGAACTGTATATGCCTCTACGCAAGTAGGTCAGATTGTATGACATACTCCCAGTCGGTGTGACAGTACCCCATGACAGAACTTCATCGTCAATGAGACTCGCTGTCGTTCCCTGATCGGCATCAGTATGGGTAATGCCAGTAGGCAAATCCATCCCACTGATAGTCATATCCACTGAGATTGTATGTGTAGTATCTGGATCAGCAGTTCCTGCAGGCAGAGCAGCCGTTAAGTGTCCCTGTGCGGTAGATGAGGTTATGTTTCCTACGTTCGCATAGTTCAACCCGTCGATGCTGAGATAGACCGTTGCCCCACCCCAGTTCGAGCCCCCAGATGCACCTATCCAGATCTCGGGAGGTCCTCCAGTAACGCTAGCTGGAGGTTCGACGATCATAGGCTGATTAACATTACCAGGATCGGCATACTGATCAATGCCAGGATCGAATGTCGATGACGGCTGGTTCGGGATGCCTACCAAAACAGGTGTACTGTGTAGAGTAGGACCTACAGCCCAGGGGAATTCTTCTGCCTTAATATCCAGATTGCCCTTATCGTCCTCGCTAACCTCTGTAATGCGTATGGGGAGTTTGTTGATGCCAAGGTTAGGATCGGTTATAGTAAGAAGGTCTCCGGGCTCAAGCAGGATGTAGGAATACCCCAACTTAAATGAGTAGGTATTGCGAATTGTAGTCAGGCGTTGACCGACAAGGGTAGCAATGATCTTGCCCACGTTAGGATCGCATATCTCGCTAGCGGACACTACCTGAGACTGCAATAACCCGTAGTCTTGAATTGATCCAAGATCCTCCCAGTACTGAGGGTTGGAGTCATAGTAGTTGTTCCGATCCAGACAGTCTATCTCAACACGGTTATAACCGTCACGAGGATCTAGTCTCTCAAAGGTGATTGGGTCCGAATCCTTGGAGGTCGAGTCAAACACAAAGTCGTCATAGCTCAGATCGTATACTGGAGCCAGATTGGGAAAGTAACTAATAAGACCGTCAGTAATTGGGTAAGGAGCAAGAGGAGCAAACTTAATAGCAGTGCCAGTCCAGTAGATCCACGTATTGCTTATGGTT